AGGCATCGAGGCGGCTTTCGTCGGGTGACCGGAGAGGATGACTTTGGCATCAGTCACACAATCACGGTTGACGAACGATACCAGATTGACGATCCATATTGTCCTTTTTGCGGGAAACTAAACGAGAGCGTGTTTCTTAATGATTGCCCCAACTGCGGTGCCGACATGAGGGAGGACAAACCATGAGCATTATCGTCAAGGGCATGGATGTCCCTAGCGATTGCGATGGATGCTGGCATCCGACATGTAATCTGTGGCATCAAACCGATGTGGGAAAACGTCACAAGGATTGTCCTATCAGTCCCATGCCGGAGAAGCATGGGAGGCTGATTGATGCGGATGATATGGAGCGATTTATGAGCGATACTGTGCAGGGAGACATCAGGCAATATCCATACAGTGATACGCTTTGGGACACGGCGTTTAAGTGGATTGATAGTAGGCCCACCATCGTGGAAGCGGAAGAATAACCAGGCGGGGCCGAAGCCCCGCCATCCGGCGTTTCCCGAAACGTTGTTCTTTACAGCAAACGCATGAAATGATATAATAAAACTAGTCAAAACGCACCAGAAAGGCGGTGAGGGCGTGAACCTCAAAGCCCTGGCTTATAAACTCCAGGCCGCCCTCATCCAGCGGGGGCGGATCGTCCGCATCAATCAGCGTCAGGTCTGGCTGCCTGATACCGGGCGGATGGTGACGAAATATATCCTCAAGGAAGACGGAGAGACCCTGCTGGAGAGCTACCGGATCGTGGACGTGGTGAAATGCCTGGCAGAGGAACTGGGTGATACATCATGACGCCCAAGCAGAAGGCTTTTGCCGATCATTACCTGGAGAGCGGGAACGCCTCCGAGGCCGCGAGGAAAGCCGGGTACAGCAAGAAGACCGCTTATTCCATCGGAACGGAAAACCTGCAGAAACCTGAAATTTCCGCCTATATCAAGGAGCGCATGGCCGCTCAGGACGCGGCCCGGGTGGCGTCGGCGGACGAGGTCCTGCGGTTTTACACCAGCGTCATGCGGGGGGAGGTCTCCGACCAGTTCGGTCTGGAGGCGGCCCTGGCTGAACGGCTCAAGGCGGCGGACGCCCTGATGAAACGCCACGCCGCCGGGGATGAGAGGAACCGCTCCACCCTGGAGAAACTGGACGCTATGCTGAAGGAGTTTGCCGATGCCGTTAACGAAAGCGCTGACGCCGAAGCAGATTGAATTTGTTCGTGAGGGCCATCACCGCTGGAACTTCAAGGGCGGGGCCACCCGCTCCGGGAAGACGTATCTGGACTTTAAGTGGGTGATCCCAACGCGGATCCGGGAGCGGGCCGGAAAGGACGGCCTGGCGGTGATCTTGGGCGTGACCAAAAGCACCATCGAGCGGAACGTGCTGGAGCCCATGCGGGCTCTGTACGGCGACGAGCTGGTGGGGGCGATCTCCAGCGACAACACCGCCCGGATCTTCGGAGAGCGGTGCTACTGCCTGGGGGCCGAGAAGGTCAGCCAGGTGTCGAAGCTTCGGGGCTCGTCCATCAAGTATGCCTACGGTGACGAGGTGGCGGACTGGTCCGCCGACGTCTTCGAGCTGCTGAAGAGCCGCCTGGACAAGCCCTGGTCCTGCTTCGACGGGACCTATAACCCCAAGGGGCCGAACCACTGGCTCAAGGGCTTTTTGGAGAGCGGAGCGGACATTTTCAGCCAGCGGTACACGATCTTTGACAATCCCTTCCTGCCGCCGGAGTTTGTGGACAACCTCTGCCAGGAGTACGCCGGGACCGTGTACTATCAGCGGTACATTCTTGGGGAGTGGGCCCTGGCCGAGGGCCTGATCTATCCCATGTACCAGGATGCCATCGCAGAGCCGCCGGAGGGGGAGCCGTCGAAGTATGTGCTCTCCATCGACTACGGCACCATGAACGCCTTTGCCGCCGGGCTGTGGGCGCTGTACGGCTCGACCTGGTATCAGATCGACGAGTATTATTACTCCGGCCGGGACGAAGGCGCCCAGAAGACCGACGAGGAGTACGCCGACGATCTGGATGAGTTCACCGAGGGTCTGGGCGACGAGTGGCGGAAGCTGCGGACCATCATCGACCCGTCGGCGGCGTCCATGATCGCCATGCTCCGCAGGCGGCGGCGGTATCATGTGATCCCGGCGGACAACGCCGTGCTGGACGGCATCCGGGAGACGGCGACATGTCTGAAATCCGGGAAGGTCAAAGTCTCCCCGGCCTGCAAGAACTGGATCCGGGAGGCGGGCGGATACGTTTGGGACGAGGACGCCGCCGAGGATCGCCCCGTCAAGGTGGAGGACCACGCCATGGACCAGACCAGGTACTTTGTGAAGACGATGAACCTGGCGAAACCGAAGAGCAAGTATGTGCCGACTTATGCGAGGTAGACATGGAGGTAAACATGCAGCAAGAATCTTTGTTTGACGACAATCCTGCTTATGAGGCGTTCGTTGATAAATTCAAGCCGAAGAAAACAACGGATGACTGTTATACGCCAGTGAATGTTTACGAGGCCGTAGCGAATTGGGTGGCCGAAGAATACGGGGTGAGCCGGGGAACATTCGTTCGGCCCTTCTGGCCCGGCGAAGATTATGAGCGGTTCGAGTATTCGGATGGTTGCGTGGTGGTGGACAACCCGCCGTTTTCCCTGATGGCGCAGATTAAAGCGCATTATCTGAAACGAGGCATTCGGTTTTTTCTGTTTGCGCCGACTATGACGCTGTTTTCCGGCAGCGAGAATGTGAGTTATCTCCCTTGCGGGATTTCCATTACTTACGATAACGGAGCAAAGGTCAATACGAGTTTTGTGACGAACCTGGATACCTGCCGGGTGCGGTCGGTGCCGGAGCTCTATCGAGCGGTCAAGCAGGAGAATGAGAAAAACGAAAAGGCCATGACAAGGCAGCTGCCAAAGTATAAATATCCGGATCACGTGCTGACTTCCAGTATGGCGTATCAGTACAGCCGCTTGGGCGTGCCGTACCGGCTGGAGAAAACCGATTGCCGGTTTATCAGGGCTCTGGACAATCAAAGGGAAAACGGAAAAGTGATTTTCGGCGGAGGGTTTTTGCTGTCTGACCGTGCCGCTGCTGACCGTGCCGCTGCTGACCGTGCCGCTGCTGACCGTGCCGCTGCTGACCGTGCCGCTGCTGACCGGGCCGCTGCTGACCGGGAGCATTGTATTATTTGGAAGCTGTCGAATCGAGAGGCGGAAATGATCGCAAAAATGAATGAAGGTGATACATCATGCTGACCTATCAGGACCTTCGTATATGAGGAAGACGAGATGAAATACGCGAAGACTCGATTTTGCGAGAACACAGATGAGGTCGTGTTTCCCGGTGTTGGTCCATATAATATACCCAAATTGGATCCCGTGTATGATGTGCCGAACACCAAATGGATCGGGTATAGCCAGACGAAGCGGGCGGACCCGAAAGGGAAGAATGTTCATTTTTTTGAAGATGATTATTGATTTGAACGGTTGTGGCACAACTGGAAGTTTTACGGTGAAAAGCTGGCGAAATTCGACGCGGTCATGACGCCGGACTTTTCCATGTACACCGACTGGCCGCGAGCGATCTGCATATACAACCATTACCGGAGACATTTTATCGGCGCGTATCTGCAAGCGATGGGCGTAAAGGTGATCCCAACGATCAGCTGGATCGACAAGGCGTCTTTTGATTGGTGTTTTGACGGAGATCCCGTTGGCGGCATCGTGGCGGTATCCAGCGTCGGGACGCAGGCAAGCAAAAAGACAAAGGCGCTCTTTCTGGACGGCTGGAATGAAATGCTCAGCCGTCTGCATCCGTGCAAGGTATTGTTTTATGGACGGGTGCCGGAGGAATGCACCGGAAACATTGTGAGGATCAAACCGTTTTACGACAAATTTACGGAGGTGTTACCTGATGGGCGGTAGAGGAAGCAGCTCAGGTGGCGGCGGTGGAGGCGGCGGTGGAAGCGCCGTGTCCGCATCTATGCCGACCTTGACCGGGAGCGCAAAACAAATCGCATGGGCAGAAAACATTCGAGAGAACGCATTGGAAACAGCGGATAAAATTGTTGCTGTTTCGGATGGAACTTTCAATGACGGCAAAGGGATTATGGCAAGGCAAGTCCCTGGGGAACAAACAACATATGTAACAAAATCAGCGGCACGAACAGTGAGGGCAGAAGTTGTCGATACATTCCAGGGCCTTACGTCTGCAAGCACAATTATTGACAACAGGGCGAGGCTGTCCCCGAATAAGATCATCGAAATGGCGGTTTTAGAGCAAAACACAGGGCAAATATCGGCGGCAAGAAAACGAAGGAATAGATAAGGAGTGACGCTATGCTGACCTATCAGGACTTTTTAGCCGTCCCTGACAACGACAGGGCGCGGGCGGAGTTTGTGCGGAAGGTGATCTCCGAGCACAAGCAGTCCCCGCTGTACAGGACCGCTCTGGTGGCGGACGATTACGACCGCTGCCGGAATACCACCACCATGCAGTACCAGAAGACCATCACCGACCTGGCTGGCCGGGTCTACGTAGACAAGGCGGCGGCGGTGCACCGCTCGACCAGTAACTTTTTCAATATCTTCACCACCCAGCTCAACCAGTACCTGCTTGGCAACGGAGCAAACTGGGACGAGCGGACCACCAAGGAGCGACTGGGGGCCGACTTCGACACCCGGCTCCAGCAGGCGGGGAAGGCGGCGCTGTGCGGCGGCGTGGCCTTCGGCTTCTTTAACCTGGACCACCTGGAGGTCTTCCGGGTGCTGGAGTTCGCCCCGCTGTACGACGAGGAGAACGGCGCTCTGGCCGCCGGGGTGCGGTGGTGGCAGATCGACGAGAGTAAGCCCATGCGGGCAACCCTCTACGAGCTGGACGGCCTGACAGAATACCTGTGGAGCAACGACAAGGACCTGCAGATCTCCGACGCCTGGGCCCGGATTGACGACGGTGTGTATATGCAGCCACGGCGGGCCTACATCCTCCACGAGCAGGGGACGGAGGCGGACGGGACGAAGATCTATGCCGGGGAGAATTATCCGGCGTTCCCCATCGTCCCGCTGTGGGGCAATCCCCATCATCAGTCCGAGCTTGTTGGGATGCGGGAGAAGATCGACGCCTATGATTTCATCCTCAACGGCTTTGAGGATGACCTGGACAATGCTCAAATTTACTGGATTTTGAGAGGCGCGGGGGGCATGGACGACCCGGACCTGCTCCAGTTCCTGGACCGGCTGCGGACCGTTAAGGCGGCGGCGCCAGCGGAGGGGCAGGACGTCCAGCCGGTGGAGGTCAACATCCCTCACGAGGCACGGGAGCGGCTGCTGGATCGGCTGGAGAAACAGCTCTACCGGGACGCGATGATCATGAACCCCGAGGACATTGCCGGGGGTGCGGCCACCGCCACCCAGATCCGGGCGGCCTATGAGCGACAGAACGTGAAGGCGGACCAGTACGAGTACTGCGTGCTGGACTTTATCTCCGGCATCCTGGCTGTGGCGGGGATCGAGGGCAGGCCCACCTTCACACGGAGCCAGATCGTCAACACCCAGGAGGAGGTCACTACCCTGGTGACGGCGGCTGCCTACCTGGGCGGCGAGTACGTCACCCGGAAGATCCTCACCCTGCTGGGGGACGGCGACAAGGCCGACGATGTCCTGCGGCAGGTGGACGCCGAGGACGCGGAGCGGCTGGGGAGCATTGAGGATGTGACCGCCGATGCGTGACCGGGGCCACGAGCTCACCGACGAGCTGCTGGAGGAGATGGAGCGGAAGATCCGCAAAGAGTATCGGCAGGCCGTCAAAGACACCCAGGCGAAGCTGGACGACTATCTCCGCCGGTTTCAGGTCAAGGACGAGATTTGGCGGCAGAACGTGACCGACGGCAAGAAAACCGCAGAGGAGTACAAGAAGTGGCGGATGGGACAGATCATGGTGGGAAAGCGCTGGGAGGAGATGCGGGACACCCTGGCCCAGGACCTCCACAACGCCAACGCCGTGGCCCGCTCCGTCATTGAGGGCTACCGCCCGGAGGTCTACGCCATCAACCACAACTTTGCCACCTACGAGGTGGAGATGGGCGCGAAGCTGGACACCAGCTACACGCTGTACAACCGCCAGGCGGTGGAGCGGATCATGCGGGAGAACCCGGACCTGCTGCCGCCGCCCGGGCGGAAGATGAAGGCCAGCCTTGCCGCCGGGAAGGATATTGCCTGGCAGGAGGGACAGATCCAGAGCGTCACCATGCAGAG